AACGAAGGAACCATTACTACCTCTGCTATGCCAGCAGAAGAAGCACCTAATTGGGATTCAGTTCTACGGCTTTGGGGATTAGACCCAGAAAAGTTCTCAGTGGTTGAACCAGTTTTATTTAATGCTTGGGGTAATCCAGATACAGGTCTGAATCGCCAATGGAAAGGCAAAGTAGTCCAGAAGTTAAAAGGCTTTGATGTTGATTTAGGCGAACTAGAAAATGAAATCAAAAAACATAAACCACGAACACAAGCGAAAGCATTGGGAGAAGGTTCATTCTGTGTTGTTCTTGCTGACTGGCAAATCGCTAAACCTGATGGAGATGGATTAAAGGGAACTGTCAACCGAATATTGAAAAGCATAGATGATGTTGAAATGCGTATCAAAGAACTACGGAAATTGAAAAGACCGCTTGGCGAACTATTGGTTCTCTGGACTGGTGATTCCGTTGAAGGTTGCGTAGGACATTACGCCCAACAGACTTTTGGTGTTGAACTAGATAGGCGCGACCAAATTAAAGTAGCAAGAAGGTTATTACGCGATGCTTTAATTCGTTGGTCTAAACTCTTTCCAGCAGTTCGTGTGGTAGCGGTTGGTGGTAATCATGGAGAAAATCGGAATAGTAGTGGCAAGTCCTATACAACCCTGAACGATAATGACGACTTGGCTATTGTTGAGCAAGTTGCTGAAATCTTTGAGGCGAACCAAGAATCCTATGGTCATATCAAGTTCGCGATACCGAAAGATAGATTAAGTATTACAGTTGAAGTTTCGGGTTGGGTTCTCGGTTTAACACACGGACATGTTGCTAAGGCTTCTGGAACTGCTGAACAGAAGATAAGAAGATGGCTGGAACGCCAAGCACTCGGAAAACAGTTTGTTGGTGGAAGTGATGTTCTAGTTTCTGGTCATTATCATCATTTCAGAACTGCCGACTGGGGTGGTTGCTTCTGGCTTCAAGCACCAACTCTTGATGGCGGAAGTGTTTGGTGGGAACAAGTTTCAGGCGAGCGTTCGCAAACAGGAACTCTAACTTTCTGTATGTATCCCGAAAAACGAGTAGCCGATATAGAGGTATTGAACTAGCGCGTTGGTAGTGTATTTAGATTAGTTAGTGATAATCTTTACCCAACGAGTCCAAGAGACCCCACTACACGCAGAACCCTTGAGGTCAGGTAGTTGGGTCTGTGTTGCCGCAAGGAGGCTTACATGGCCCAATACCGAGCAGTAGTGGGAATTGACTATCCGCCTAATAAGCGAGTTGAAGCAGGAGATATTGTTTCAGACCTGCCAGAAAAATCAGCAGTTTGGTTGCTTTCCTCTGGAATGATAGAAGAAGTAGATGGAAAGCCAAACAAGAAAATTAAAGAAGAAATCAAAGAAATAGTCGCAGAACCAATAGTTGAGGCAAAAGTTGAAGAAGTCGCTTTTGACCCAGACGCTAAAGACGAAGACGGCGATGGCTTTGTTCAAGATGGAACTCCATGGCAACGCCCAGTAGAAAGCGAGAATAAGTAATGCCTACATTTCGGCATGGTAAAGGAACAGTAGTTCTGGCTGATGAATTTGATGTCACCACCTACTTAAACAGCGTATCAACATCTAACTCTATTGAAGTTCCAGAGACGACAACATTTGGCTCAAGTGATAGAAGTTTCATAACAGGTCAGACAGACGGCTCTATTTCATTTGAGGGTTTATTTGATGGAACCGCAGACGCAGTAGACGAGATATTTGAAGCAGCACTAGGCGATGGTCCGATTATGACAGTATCGGGCGATGGCTCAGCCTTAAGTCGCCGAGCAGTTTTACTAGATACAAAATCAACCGCTTACGAAGTATCAAGTCCATTAACAGAAGTAGTTGCTGTTAGTGGAGAAGCGGTTGCCAATGGTGGTCTTGATTATGGAATCTGGCTAGCATGCCAGTCCGCCATAAGCACGGCTACCACAGGAACAGCCAATGATAACTCTGCGGCATCTAGTAATGGTGGGGTGGCACACCTACATGTCACAGCGAACACAAGAAATGGCACAACAGTAGCAAAGATTCAGGCTTCGGCAGATAACTCAACTTTTGCTGACCTAGTAACTTTTACTACTGTCGCCACTTCCACTGTTACTTCTCAAAGAGTAGAAGTGACAGGTTCAGTCGCTCGTTACCTGCGAGCAGTAATTACGCCAGCAGGTTCTACGGGCTCACTTACCGTATCCATCGCTTTCGCAAGGAGATAGCATGCCTACATTTCGTCATGGTAAGTCCGCCGTATTCAAAGTAGATAATTCTGGCGGGTCGCTTACCGATATTAGCAACACACTTAATTCAGTTTCATTTCCAAGAGATGCAGAAGTTCTAGAAACAACAAGTTTCGGTTCATCTGACCGCTCTTACATTGTCGGCTTCAAGAACGCAACTATCTCAGTTGAAGGTTCATTTGACGCCACAGTTGACGCACATCTTGCTGGAATTCTAGGACAAGATGCTTCTGTTTCATTTGAGTTTGGCCCAGAAGGTTCAACATCAACATTCACTAAATACACAGGTGAGTGTATTATGACGGCGTATGAAACAGCAGCAGGAGTTGGCGACATTGTGACTTACTCTGCTGAGTTCCAAATTACTGGCGCGGTAACACGCGGTTCATACGCATAACAATTAAATAAACAATCCCGATAACCGAGTCCAAGAGACCAAAAGGAGAACATCGTGTCCTTAAGAGACCAAATCTTCGCTACTCAAGATATTCCATCAGAAATGGTGGATGTCCCAGAGTGGGGAGTGAAATTAGAAGTTCGTGGTATGACTGGCGCAGAACGCACCCGTATCATGGATTTAGCAGTAGATACCAAAGGCGGAATCAACTTACAGTTCGTTTATCCTGAAATTGTAATTGCTACTACCTTTGACCCAAATACTGGATTACAAGTATTCACGCCAAATGACCGAGGCACTTTGTTATCAAAGTCAGCAAATGCTCTAGACAGACTTGCTGGCGTTGGTATGAGGTTATCGGGATTTACACAAGAAGCATCTGATGAAAAGGGAAAAGATTCCTCCGCAACGGATTCAGAAGATTCGTCTTTGAATTAGCAGAGCGACTGGGGCGAACTGTAGAGGAACTTCTCTATGGTAGCCCCAGTCATAAACCTATCTCGGCAGATGAGTTGTCTGAGTGGGAAGCCCTTGAAAAGTTGCGGGCTTGGGAACAAGAACAGGCGGCAAAGAAAGCGAGATGATGTTAGGTGGCGGAGTCAGCAGCAGTAGTTGATGTATTAGCGAGAGTTCGTGCGAATACATCTGGCTTCACCAAGGGCATGAACGATGCCCAAAAAGCACTTAACAAATTATCTACCAGTTCCGTTGTTAAGGGAACTATTATTGGTAATGTTCTTTTTCAGGCAGCATCAAAAGTAGCAAAAGGATTTGGCACTTTACTTGTCGGTGCGTATAAAGATTCAGTCGCTGGGGCAAAAGAAGAAGCATCTATGCAGATGCGGTTGGAGCGACTACTTCTAAACACAGGCGGAGCAACTAGAGAACAAGTTAAATTACTCCATCGACATGCTGAAGCATTAGAGCAGTCCACTGTTGTAAGCAAGGGCAATATAGCCACAGTTCAGTCCCAGTTAGCAACATTTGATTTACACGGAAGTACTATCGCTACCTTAACTCCTGCGATTTTAGATTATGTCGTAGCAGAAAAGGGAGCAGCAGCAAGCGCCGACCAATTCAAGAGCATGACTAACGGCTTGGCTTCTGCATTAAATGGTCAGTTCGGAGCATTGTCAAGAACTGGTTTCGTATTAAGTGACTACGACAAGCAGATGATTAAGACGGGAACTGAGGGCGAAAGAGCAGCAGCAATTGTAAGAATCTTGGGAACTACCTACCGAGATTTTGCTTCCATCAACGGAGCAGCAGCCACCGCTTCCGTGAGGTTATCCAAGTCAATAGAAAAGTTGAAGGGTGATTTTGGCAAGGCTATTTTGCCCGTCATACAACAGTTCCAAGGAACCATGGCCGATAAAGTCATACCAGTCATACAGCGACTTCAAGAAAGATTTGCTGACGGCAAAGCGATAGAAAAGTTAGTCAAGTTCTTTCAGAAGTTGTTAGGTAATCTGCGCGATTTTGGAGAAGCGATTATTTCAGTCCTTGAACCAGCATTTACGGGATTACTCTTACCTGCCATAAAAGGCATTGTTGCTGGATTCATAAGTTTCATAAAAGTTCTTGGCGCCGTAGGAAGATTTATTAAAAACAATGTGACATTTTTCCAAGTTCTAGTTGGAGTAATAGCAGCAGTTGCTATCGGAACTGCCGCATATTTAATCCAAGTTAAATTACTGAACGCTGCTTTATTGCTCAAAGGAAAAATAGTCAAGAATGTAACAAAAGCATTTAAGATGTTAAATGTTATTATGAAAATGAACCCAATAGGGTTTATTATCGGCGCAGTTGCCGCACTTGCTACTGGATTTGTTGTCTTATGGAATAAATCAGATACTTTCAGAAAAATGGTGATAACAGTAGGCACAACTGGACTTAAGGCTTTTGCTTCGCTATTAAGAGGTATTGCTCCATTTGCCGAAGCCGTAGTAAAAGGCATGACAATGCCAATACGGGATTTCTTGAAAGTCATGAGTTATATTCCCGGTATAGGTAAATACTTCAAAACTGCTCTTGATGTCGCAAACAAAGCAGTAGATGGTACATCTGAGTTCTTGAACGCTACGGCAGACAAGGTTGATGGTCTAGCCAAATCCCTTGAAAAATTAGGGAACAAGAAAATCAAAGCACCAAAAGTAGAAAAACCAAAAGGTGGTGAAGGATTTGACCTCGGTGATTTAGGTGACGCAGGCAACGAAAAACGCATTGACGAAAAGACACGGAAAGCAGCAGAGAGATTAGCAAAGCAACTTGCGGCAAATCGCAAGGCATTAAAGAAAGCGGTTGAGAATTACAACGACTTCCTGAAACGCGACTTCGCTAATTCCTTTATGAAAGGTGCTGATGGTGCGAGTGACGCAGTTTATAGCGCATTGGATAAATTACGAGCAGTCTTTGATGCTCAAGCCAAGATGTTAAGTGGTCCTGCTCTAAAGAACCTAGAAAAAGCATGGAAAGAAGTTAATACCAAAGTTCGCGGAATGATAGATGAATACGCGAAGGTAGCCCAACAGATGGAAGATGTCCAACAGCAAATAGATGATGCGTATGAAGCATTAGAAGACGCCATAGCCTCACGCAAAGAAGGCATGGCAGAGTTCAACTCAATGATAGCCACACCATTTGGGCAACCAAGTGAAGTCCGTAAGGCTATGGCTGGAGCAGAAGCATCAGTTGATTCCATTATTAACCAATACAATTCTATTGCTCAGACACTAGAAAAAAGATTTGCTGGTCTTGCCCCCGAAGGCAAAGACATGCTACTTAATTATTTCAAAGCACAGACACAGGGGCT